TTCTCGTCAAAAAATATCAAACTCTCCTGCAAATTTGCATCAAACTTTTGATACCTCATTGCCACAAGTTGACAACCCATCTCTCTGCACACAACCCCACTAGGATTTTCTGGGTCTGATCCAGAATCAGGCATTGCAATAGTCATATTCTTCTTGTTATATTCTTGCAATTCATTCATATCTGGCGTAAATTTTACATCATAATAACTCAAAGCTCGCATAAACATTGAATTGCTCGTCATATTTACATACTCGTAAAAATTTTTATTATCCATAAATGCTGTATTTAATCTATCTACAATAATAACAATTTTACCTTTTAAATCCACTAATTTAACATCTCCTAAATTGTGTGTATAATATTTATCTGCAACATTTTTATCATTCATCACATTTACCGATGGGTCATTAACTTGTGTAGAATAGGTATATTCGTAACTGTAGTGTGGTCCCAACATATAACTATCATATTTTTTAAATAGAGCTGCACAATTTGTCAACATATTTTGATTTGTGCTTTTAATTCTTAAATGAATAATAATTGGATCAGTAGAATTGGGTGCAGTTGAACCAGAAAATCCATAATTAACTATTGTATCCAGAGCACTCGAAAATGGAACTGAATTGTATGTCTCTTTTACATAATAATTTGGCACAGTTGAAGTAGCTACCACAGGCTGGTCGTCTATAGAATAAATTTCGAAATCCAAACCACGCACACCTTGTTTTAGAATAGTTTGCAACGCGCAAGTACTAACAAAATCATTTTTATATGCACCACCACTGCAACAATTATAAGCAGTTTTAATATAGTAATCTTTAAAAGTGTAACCATAATCCGGTTTTGAATAATCTATTGGAGCAATGTAACTCTTTGTTTGTCCATTTGAATATAAAGAATGCATCATTGAACATTCTTTATTATTCAAATTTAACATGTAAAAAACATAACCAATTATAACAAGTATCAACACTAAAATCATTATAAAAATTGCATTGCCTACAAATTCTTCCTTAAGAGTAAATAAATCTTTTTTTGTTCTATTGAAAAAATCTGTTATTTTTGAACCTATTGCTGTTTTTGGTGCGTCTGCCATATCTAATATACTATATTATTTTTTATTGTTTTGATTCATCGAATCATCGATTAAATATATTCAAACTCAAAAAAGTTAAAAATATAAACATAAGTTATATAAACAAAATGCCCGGTGGTTTAATGCAATTAGTATCTGAAGGACAACAAAATATTATTTTAAATGGCAACCCATCAAAAACTTTCTTTAAATCCTCTTATGCAAAATATACTAATTTTGGTCTGCAAAAATTTAGAGTCGATTTTGAAGGTTCAAAAACTTTGCGATTGTCCGAACCCTCTTACTTTACTTTTAAAATTCCTCGTTATGCTGACTTGCTAATGGACTGTTATTTGTCTATTGATTTGCCTAATATATGGAGCTCCATTGTGCCACCAAATTCTGACACAACCAGTCCAAGTTATAATGGCGGTCAATGGATTCCATATGAATTCAAATGGATTGAATATTTGGGAGCTCAAATGATTTCTAAAATCGAAATTACATGTGGAAACCAAACTTTGCAAGAATTCTCGGGTGCGTATCTGGTAGCAATGGTACAACGCGATTTCAGTGGGGAAAAACGCGCGCTATTTGAAAAAATGGTTGGACATGTTTCCGAATTATATGACCCCGCAAATGCCGGAACTCGTGTTAACTCTTATCCAAATGCTTTTTACTTTGCAAACCAAGCTGGCGCTGAGCCGTCAATTCGCGGACGCACATTGTATGTCCCTTTGAATGCGTGGTTCAATTTAAAGAGTCAAATGGCATTTCCTTTGATTTCTCTACAATACAATGAACTACACATTAATGTGACAATGCGTCCAATTCAAGAATTGTTCCAAATTCGCGATGTATTTGACTCGACCAACAATTTCCCATATATTGCTCCCAATTTTAATCAATACTATATGCAGTTATATCGTTTTTTACAAACACCGCCTGATGTTGAGTTGGGTCCTTTATCTTATCTTGATACAAGAACTATATGGAATGCTGACATTCATCTAAATTGTACTTATTGTTTCTTGTCAAATGAAGAATCGCGGATTTTTGCACTCAATGAACAAAAATACCTTTTCAAACAAGTGAGAGAAACAATTTACTATAATGTTACAGGACCTAATAAGATTTCTACTGACTCAATTGGTATGATTTCTAGTTGGTTGTTTTATTTCCAACGCAGTGACACCAATTTGCGCAATGAATGGTCCAATTACACAAACTGGCCTTATCGTTATATTCCCAACGATTTAATACAAGCACCCACGAATGGTACATACACTATTATTAGAGACGGACAACCAGTTACAATCGGTCCTGGTGTAAATAGTGACGGCAAATTGACTGGTTGGATGATTACCGGTTTGCATAATTTTGAGAACATTAAGGGTATTTTAGTCAGTATGGGTATTTTACTAGATGGAATTTATCGAGAGAATGACCAACCCGCAGGTGTATACAATTATATTGAAAAATACACTCGCACCGCTGGAAATGCTGCTGATGGTCTCTATGTTTATAATTTCTGTTTAAATACATCACCATTTGATTTGCAACCTAGTGGAGCAATGAATATGAGTCGATTTACCACTATAGAGCTGGAAACCACGACAATTACACCACCATTGGACCCTTATGCACAGTCATTAGCAATTTGCGACCCGCAAACTGGTAATGTTATTGGTGTAAATAAACCGACATGGAGAATCTATGATTACAACTTTAATATGGTTTTATTTGAAGAGCGAATTAATATGATTACATTTGTTGGTGGAAATTGTGGTCTTATGTATGCAACTTAAAATTATTTGCGTCGATTGGAATGTGTTTTATTTTTATTTGATTATTAGATAAAAAATTTTATATTTAATCTTTTCAATATAATATATTAAAATGATTAGATTTTTTGGAAGCAATGTAAGTAATAACACAACCAATTTTGTATATGAATTAAAACCTAGAAAAAATAAAAATATTATTATAAAACCCAAGCAAATAACTAAAACTAAAATATCATTATTGAAAACAAAGGATACTAATGTTGATATTGATATTGATATTGATATTGAAAAAAATGTAGAAAAGATGAATAAATTTGAAGAAATTTATTCAAAACTTGTCCCAAATTTATTTCCATTAAATGATAAGAATAAATTTCGTTTTTTTTGTTATAGTTATTTGAATTATATTAAAAATCTAAAAATACCAAATATAAAAAAGGATAATAAATATGAAGCAGTATTAGTAGAATTCAGACCATTTCCACATATTGAATTCATATTGAGAAATGCTATCATTAAATTAGGCAATAAATGGTCTTTTACAATTGTATGCGGAAATTTGAATTTCACTATGATGAAAGAAATAATAGATTGTGTTTCTAGTAATATAAAATTGATTAAATTGGAATATGATAACATTGATGTTGATGAATACAGTAAAATATTGACAAGTAAAAATTTTTGGGAAATGTTTAAAGGTGAAAAAATATTAATATATCAAGAAGACAGTATAATATTTCAAACAAATTTTCAGGATTTTACAAATTATGATTATATTGGTGCACCCTGGCCAAAAAATCAAAATGATACTCCAAATTTAGTAGGTAATGGTGGTTTTAGTTTAAGAAGCAAACAAACAATGATAGATGTCATAAATAAAATTTCTCCTTTGGAGACAACTTATAATGAATCAACTATTAAATATATGAATAATAGTAAAATAAGTTTTCCTCCCGAAGATGTTTATTTTTCTAAAAACATACAAGATTTTTCATTAGGAAATGTTGCAGACTGGAAAACTTCTTCTTATTTTTCCGTAGAAAGTATACCAAACAATCACAGTTTTGGTGGGCACAATTTTTGGATAAGCGACAAAAACTGGGTTAATAAACTTCATTATAAAATTGTAATACAATTTAAACCAATGTTTGATACATATTTTCGTAATATTCAACACAGAGGAGGTTGGAAAGATGTTATAATTGATCTAAAAAACAATGATTTCTTTAATAACAATTCAAATTTAATATTTTTTGATACTATTGAATATTATTTTTTGTTTAGAAGTGATTATATATGCAAAAATAAATGGATGGGCATTGTTCATTTTACACCTATTAGCGCTCCATATTGTTATGAACAAAACATACATAGACTATTTGAAAATAATAATTTTATAGTTTCATTAAAAAATTGTATATGCTTGTTTACATTAAGCTCGTATATAAGAGAATTTCTGGTTAAAAAGTTAAAAGCATTTAATTATAATATTAAAGTAATCGTTTTGAAACATCCCATAAAAGACAATAGTGTTTTGCAATTTGATATAAATAATTACATAAACTCAAAAAAAAAAAAATTATTGCAAATTGGTCAACAAACAAGAAAAATTAGTTATTTTTTCTTTTTGAAAAACAATCATTATAAAATTTGGTTAACTGGAAATAAAAATATGGAAGAATGCAAAACTATTCTAGACCGTGAATTAAATTATTTTAAAATAAATCGTAGTCTTCTTAATAAAAATGTTTTAATTTATTATACAAAAACTTATAACGAATATGATAATTTGTTGAGTCGAGGAATCGTTTTCATTAATTTGATTGATTGTGGTGCAAACAATACTGTTATTGAATGTATTATTAGAAATACACCAATTATTGTAAATAAAATTCCAGGGGTTATTGAATATCTTGGTATTGATTATCCATTATACTACAATGACATATCGGAAGTTGACGCTCTAGTTAACAATATAAATAAAATAAAAGATGCGCATTTGTATTTAAAAAATAT